ATTCTTCATTATTCAACAAATTTTGAACTTCATACATATCGTATCTGAATGATACGTCAGCTACAACATATTCCACATCAGTCCCAGCGGTATCAAAACTAATAGATGAAAGATTTAATGGGAAACATTCAAAAAATTTAAAATTCAATTGAGCATTCAAATTACTAGTCAATACAGTAAGAACTGCATCAGTTCTCAATTCCATATTTTCTTTTAGGATTTGTCTCTTCTTTTGAAGTTCTGGAGTTGGAAACCCAAGAGCGGTAATCCAATCATATATGGATAGCCAATTCTTCATATTCTCATCAACTATAAAACGAATAGCTAATTCTTCATAAGATACTGTATCGCCTGGTTCTTCAATATCTTTAAGTGGTAATCCTATTTGTATTGTGGATAATGAAATGCCAGGAATATTAGCAGCTTGACAAAAATAAGTTACATCTGGAAAATTGGCAAGTGAAAACTTAAAACCTACTGGTGATAAGTAACTAAGATTGGCTGGAAGATTCTGAAGCGCTGACATAGATTATCCTTTCTAGTATATTTAGTAAGGATAAAAAAAGGGGAGAACAGTTTCCCATTCTCCCCTCTGATGAATAACCACAATTCCCAATGTGGCATTCCCTTACATCAGATTGTCAACCCTGACAACTCTGTAGTAAGCATTTGTGCCAGTTGCAATTGCACCTGTGAATGGGTCAATTCCAAGATTACTATTTGGATTAGCAACCATTCCATAACGTGTCTTGAATCCAATCTTTGGTTGGAAAGAATTCTCACCAACCGCACGAACCATTTGCAATGGAACGTATGGGCAGTAGAACAGACCAGCATCATAAGCACTGGAACCTTTGTATCCAACAACAAAGAAGTTTGTTGCGGATGCACTGAAATAAGGATCAATGTACACTTTGTAGCGTCCATTGAGTGTTCCAACATAGGTATTAGCAGTATCATCAATTCCTCCGCCGTCAAGTACACCAGCCATAGCAAGTGCAGAAGCAACGTCTGAAGATGTGATGATGATATTACCTTTACCACGCCGTGTTGCTTTTGCAACTGCATTAGCTTCACGTTCAATTTGGAACATCAGTCCTTTGAATTTCTCAACAGACCAACGACCATTAGAATCGGTATCAAGGTCAAAAAGACCAGCAGTAGTTGTACCAATTTGGGCACCAACTGCGGCATTGACATAAATCTTACGAACAACCTCACGGTTGATTTCTGCAAGAATTTCCATAGACAGAATGTTAGCAAGTTCTGCTTCTGCATCCAGACCATGAACTGCACGTAAATCCTGTGCGAGTTCCATTGAATAGGAACCTTTCAGGGCACGTGTACCAGCCGCGATTGAAATCTTCTCAATCGAAAAGGACATTTCACCAGCAACATTACCCTCACCACCGTCTGTTTCCAGAGCACTTGATGCGGCAAATTCTGAACCAGTTTGACCTGTTCCGTCATTAGCAGTGATCAAAAGACCAGGCGTCTTAACAGTATCACCTGCACCTGTTGTACCCGACTCATTTGTAGTAGTGTCAGCATTGACTCCTGGCATTTCTGCACCCGACATTGAATTGACACGACTCTTGAGTGCGAAAATCAATCCAGTTGGGCCGGACATAGGTTGAACACCACAAACATCGTATGCTACGAGTTGAGGCATTGCACGCCGAACCATTGAAATCAAAACTGGATCTGCAAAATCGGCACTAACTTGAACGGAAGCACCAGCTACACCACCCAAAGATGGGTTAGTAGATGTTAATCCCATAGTAGTAGTAGGGGTTGCCTCCATTAAGAGTCCACTACCAGTTTGATCTTGAGCATATTGAGCTTCAACATTTTCAAGACACATAGCGGTAACTGCTCTACGATATGGATCTTTGATCTTTGGAAGATCGGGATGATCCAGAACTGGAGCCCACTTCTTATTAATTGTTTCTGAGAGTTGCATTTTTTAAACTCCTTATATTGTTAAAAAAACTTAAAATTATTATTAATTACGAGCAATAGCTTTACTATATGCTTCCATGATGTTATTCAACTTAGGTTCAGAAACTTCTTCTCCATCAGATGAGACATCACTTTCTTGTTCAACATTTTCATCTTGTTTAGTTTGATTCGGGAAATAACTTTCCTTAATCGTCTTAATTTTATTCTCAAAATCATCTGCATCATCTTCGTAAGAAACACCTTCTACGAGAGATTTCATCTTTTCAGATTGTGTATCTGCAAGATCTTCGCAAACTTCTTCTAAAATTTTATTTTTGCGATACTCATTAAGTTCACTAGAAACTTTAACATTATCATCAATTTGAGAATTTAATTTTTCTTCAAGTTCCTCAACCTTGTCGTAAAGGCTTTCAACGATGTCAACTTTTTCGTCTGGAACTTCAATATAATGTTCAGTAAAGAGAGTTTTAAGACCTGTCATGAACTCTTCAGTAAGTTCACTTCTCAATGAACTATCAAGTGCAAGTTCGTTCTCTTTCATCCACTCTTCAACTACGTAGTTGAGATAACCATCGACTTTTTCTGTCAATTCGTTACGGAATGAAACAATCTCTTCTTGAAGATTGGTTTGATACTCTTTTTCGAGTTCGTCTATCTTTACAGTTGCAATATCCATCACCTTCTGGTGAACTGCGGCTTCAAAGATAGTAGAAGCCTTAGCCTTAAACTCTTCTGAGAGTTCTTCTCCTTCAACCAATGCATCGATATCTTCTTTAACATTGATTTCAGGCATGGAAATTTTAATTTTCTTTTTCTTTTTACCTATTTTACCTGTATCACCTACTGGTGTAGCGTCATCTACTGTTTCTCCACCAAGATCTTCTGCTTCTGCAACATCCATAAGGTCTTTCCATTTCGCAGAAACTTCTTCTTTTTTCAGACCATTGACTTTATCGAAAAGGGCTTTGATCATTCCAGATTTAGTAGAAGGAATTTTAACTTCCTCTTTCTTTACCTGTTCATCTTCTTCCTCTTCTTCGTCATCTTCGTCATCTTCTTTTTCGTCATCTTCGTCATCATCTTCTTTGACTTTGGCTTTGGGTGCTTCTGCAACGATTTCTTCTTTGTCTTCTTCTTCAATTTGTTCTGGAGCTTCAACAAGTCCTTCTTGCTCAGTTTCTTCCAGAATTTCTTCTTGAGTTGTATTTTCCATAGAACTTGATACTCCTAATAGTTAATGGTATATTTCGTTTACTGTAGTAATATTTATAATATCACAACTTTGATAATAAATTTTTAAACTCATTTATTTTTACTTCCTCAAGTTTTTTGGAAGTGGCCTTTAGAATATTATTCTTTGCCCGTTCTATATCCTGTTCACGCAAAAGTCCATTATCCCAAATCCATTCTCTTCCTTCCATAATACCTTCTACGAAAGCATTAGGAGCAGAAGGATCTGCGACAATATCTGCGGCAGTTGCAAGATAAAAATCTTTTTGTACAATCTGAGAGTTCTTTGTATCTGGTTTTAATGTTCCCATTCCCCTTGAAGAAACACCTAGTCTTGCGCCCTCATCAATCAAACACTTAACAATTTGTCCATTTGGTGTGTTCAAAATCTTTGCTCGTCCAACAAAATTCTTACCTTCTTTAACTAAAGAGGTGATCATGTGTGATGCACGATCAAGATTAACCGTTGGGCCGTCAGGGTGTCCAAGTTCTCCAAATGCACGTTTTGGTTCTACATATTCCTTAACATATCTATCTACTTCTTTTTCAAGAATAGGTAAAGGATATACTCTACCGTTTTTATTCTTTTTTTCAGACTGCATGAAGATACCTTCAATGAAGTACTGTTTAGGTTTAGCACCTTCTTCAATTAATTCATATTCTACAGATTCTTGTAATTCGCAAATTAATTTCATTTTTCTATCCCTTTAATAAGTGAATTATCCAGCTGCTTGTGCGGCTGCAGCTCTATCAGCTGCCCAATCTCTATCAGCCTGAGACATTTTTTCTTTCTTCTTCCTCACTTCATCTCTATGTTCTGCATCTTGTTTTCTTTTTCTCTCTGCTTTTTTAGCTTGCAGTCGATGTGGGTCTTGTGTTTTGTCTGCCGCATCTTTACGATCAGATGCCCAATCATCACTTAAAACACCAATCATTGTTTCTTTTTGATCTTCACTAACATATTTTGCAGAAC